GAGTGATTTGCCTGGACGAAGAAGAGGTTATGGCCGAGCTTAAGCGGCTCGATGGTGTGCTAACGAAAGCTGCGAAAGATAGGCTTTTATGCAAGTGGGGAAAATGTTGACGGGTCCCTCTGAGGGTCTAAGTGGTGAGGAGTTTCGGACCCGCGTTAAAATAGTGATATTCAGAACTTCATTAGCGGGTAATAGTTGTTATTAATCAGTATGATATATATATTAGTTAAAGTGAGTTATTAAGATGGCCGACACTGAAAAATCTTGCACACAAGAAATTCTCGCCGATGTTCTCGGCATTACGCAACCGGCTATGGTTGATTACATGAAGAGGGGCATCATAACGAGAGGTGATACTTTGGGTGGCCAGGTTCGTAGCTACTGCAAGCATATCCGCGCTGTTGCTTCCGGTCATCAATCCGAACATGGCCAGTTAAATTTGGTTGATGAACGTGCCGCATTGGCTCGAGAGCAGAAAATAAGAATCCAGTTTCAAAACCGGATCAGTGCGCGCGAACTTGGTCCAGTCGATGTCATGGAGTCGGCTGTTACCAGCGCTTTGGTAAAAGCCGGTACTGTTTTGGACAGCATCCCCGGCAAATTAAAACTACTAAATGAGCGTTTGACGCAAGACGATCTTGATCAAGTGGCGCTGATTATTGCCCAAACTCGCGATGAATTCGCAAGTATTCGGTTTGATTGGTTTGGTGAAATGGTTGAAGGAGAAGAGCTCGATGACGTTGCCAACCTGGAAAATTAATTTTGCCAAGCGCTTTAACCGTGCGCTGGATAAGTTCCGTGTTCAGCCTCCCATGCGCATGTCTGAATGGGCTGCTGAGAATTTTTATTTGTCCCGGGAAAGTTCGTATACATCCGGCCAGTGGCGAGCGTGGCCATTCCAGATCGGAATTTTAGATTTTTTCGGTAACGATCAAATCGAGTTTGTTTTTGTTAAAAAGTCGGCTCGCGTTGGCTATTCAAAGATGATGTTGTGTGCGAGTGCGTTTTTTACAATCTTTCAGCATCGAAATCAGGCAATATATCATTCTACAGACAGCGATGCTTTGGAGTGGTCGCAGACTGAATATGACACGATGACTCGCGATATTGCCGCTTTTCGTCCCGTCTTTCCTGCCCTCGGCAAAAAACATCAACACAACACAACCTCATTTAAACGTTTTTCTGGCGTTGGTTGTGTTACGTACATCAGGGGTGGAAATTCTTCTCGTGCGTACAGGCGAATTTCAGTCGATGCGGTGTTTCTAGACGAAATTTCGAGCTTTCAGCAAGATATTGAAAACGAGGGCACACCGTTAAAGCTTGCGGCAAAGCGTACTGAAGGCGCGGTCTTCCGCAAAATAATTGCGGGTTCGACGCCACGATCAAAATATCTTTGCGCCATTGATCAGGCCGTCTCCGAATGTGGGTCAGTGTTTAAATATCATATTCCGTGTGTGCATTGCGATGAATTTCAGCCGCTTGAATTCGGCGGGAAAACGAGTGTCTACGGGCTTAAATGGATCGATAAAAACCCGGCATCCGTAGCGTATTGCTGTAAGCACTGCTCAGGATTGTTCACCCAAAGCGATTATTTAAAAATCTGGCATCTTGGGCGCTGGGTTGATTCTGCGGGCAATTGGTACGATCAGACCGACGGTACTTTTCGCGATCCTGCGGGCGAAAAAATACAGCCGCCAAAAACGCTGGGCATCGACAATCTCTGGAGCATATACAGTCCTCAGCTCTCCTGGAGTGATATTGTTACTGCTTGGCTGCAAGCGGTGGCAAGGGCAAAGTCGGGGCAACGTAACGATTTAAAGGCGTTCGTCAACACAACTTTGGGGCAAGTTTATTCCGACGATATTGAGGAGACCTCTGCGGAGCTGCTGCGCAATCGTGCCGAGAATTACCCCTTGCAGTTAGTGCCGCTCGGCTGCACAGTGCTCATGATGGGCATCGATTGCCAAAAAGATCGGTTTGAGCTCGTTGTACTTGGATTTGGTCGGGGTGAAGAAACCTGGATTATTGATTACCAGGTAGTACCTGCAAATTTGGCGATTGCTGACGAATGGAATCGCCTTGATGATTTCTTACTCTGGCGGTATCGCCATGAATCCGGGGTTTTGCTTTCCATCACAGCGGCGGCTATCGATTCTGGGGGCCACTGGACCTCGCTTTGCTACAATTTCGCAAGAAAGAGGCGTTCAGCAAGCGGCTATTCAAAGCCAACAAACTACATACCCAAGCTTTATGTCACCAAAGGTTCCAGCAATTCGGGTATGCCCATTAGCGGCAAGGGCAAGTTGTTAGATTTCACACATAACGAAAAGTTAATCCGCAATGGGATTAAGTTACACATTATGGGATCCGATAGCGCAAAAGATTTGTTACATGCTCGTTTGCAAGTTACCGGACATGGCCCCGGGTTTGTTCACATGAGCAACCAATTGCCCGACGTGTTTTTTCAGCATCTTGCAGCTGAGGTTCGGACCGTTAAGCAAACTCCACGCGGTGCGGTTTCTGTTTGGGTAAAAAAACCGAGCGCTCGAAACGAAGCGCTTGATTGTATCGTAATGTGTCTGTTTTGCGCGCATGCTCAAGCGTTGCATCGAAAAACAAATGCGGAATGGGATGCAGTCGAAAGCATTGTGCAACCGCATCAATCGTCACTTTTTGCCCTTCCTGATGGGCATTCAGAAAGTCAGCCTGTTGAGGTTATCAATCATTCTGCGGGGATAAACTTATCAGGTTGGGGGCGTTCATGAGCAGCTTTGTTTTCGTGCCGGTGGTCAATTTGGATTCTTCGATCGAGCGGATCGAAGCTGAGCTGGCGCTAGCCCGGCGGCGCGGTGATCGTGCTGAAATTTCCAAGTTTGAGTTGATTTTGTTGAATTTATTGAATTTGCAAAAGACTAGCCGGTCCAGAACCACCAAGGAGGTGATCCGTGAAAGCAATTGATCTTGGAAAATTATTAGAATTTTTGGAGGAGACAGCTGATCCCCGCGCGGCGCAGCTCTACTATGCCATCGTGCGACGCATTCGTGTCGGTCGGGCTGAAGGCACTCTTGAGGATTTGTTGGGGTTGAAATCACCTGGTCCAGGTAAGGCAGACGGATTCCTGAAATATCGGCTGCGTATGCGGAACGAAAATCTCAAGAAGGCGGTTTATGCCCTCATAAAACAAGAGATGATTGGAGAGCACGATGCTTGTGGCAAGCTCGCTTTTGAATTAAAGCGGTTCCCTAGGCAGTATGCGCGCATCTCCGCTGGCAGGGCCTGTTTTGAAACTCCGATTACGCAATTCCTCTATCGGGCTTGCTGGTATGATCCTGGAACTTTTGCGCTGGAGCAGGGCGCGCTTTTCAAGATATTGTTTTCTTAACCGATTTTTTTTTGTTTTCAATAGCTTGCGTGTAATAAAAACTTACTGAAATAGTCTTTTCAGTAAGTCCGCTCGCACTTAAACTATGTTCGCGGGTTACCTGATCCCGCCGCTAAAAGTCCCTGTGCTCCTGTTGAGCGCAGGGCGCCCTAATTTTAGGAGATAAATTTGACTACCGCAAGAAAAACAAAACACGATGTTTTAAAGCTGATTTCAGCATCGCAAGCCGCTATTGACGAACTGCAAACCAGCAACGGCCGTTTGCAAGAATCCATAACCGGCATTGAGAAAAACATTGCCGAAGCCTCGGCAGAACGAGACCAGCTTGAGCTGTTCTCGGTTTCTGCACCAAGCCGCCTGGCTGCTGGCTCTCTCACGCTAGCCGAGTTTTCCGAAAACGGCCAAAGTATCGACCTGGCGACCGCGGCAATCGAAAGACTAGAAAACCTTCACGATGATGTTGGGCAAATGATGGCTGTCAATGTACAAAAAATTGCGGAGCTTGACGAGCAGTTGCGTAATCGGCGCGACATGTTGCTTAGCATTGAATCCGAGTCACTGGCCGATCAGATCGTCAAGAAATCCGGCAATGAGCTCAAGCTGTTGCTGGCGATCATTGGCCGCAAAAACGATCAACCATCGGGTGCAATTGCTGGCGCTCTGCTAGAAAAAACCATTTTCCCTGGTGGACAAATGCCGAGCGCTGAAAAGCGCAAATTACTCGCAACGATTTAGAGGTAACACCATGAGCAATCCAACCCAGGAACAACAAGCCGCAATTGACCAGATTAAGACAATGCAAGCCGAGCACGCCAAAAAAGCCTTGCTGAACCGCGATGTCAGTCATTTATCGCCCATTGAGCGTGAAGCCGCATGGCATGACCAATACACAATATCCTCAGAACTTCGAGCCGAGTTCAAAAGCCTTGAATCCTACCTAGGTTACAAGAAAGCACAATTTAGAGGGCTGACACGATGAGTGCCGCCGGTTTATCAAGCAGAGCCATTATAGGCAGCTTTTACCATGCCCTTGAGCAAAACGATGGTGCTAGTTGGGTGAATCCCCTGGCAAAACTGTTCGTTTCCGATCAGGAGTCCGAAACGTACAAATTCCTCGATGCTGTGCCAACAATGCGCGAGTGGATCGACGGCCGTGAAGCAAAATCGTTGTTTGACAACGGCATCACGATTCAGAATAAAACGTGGGAAGCCACGCTGGAAATTCCCGCTGATTGGATCAGACGTGACAAAACCGGACAAATCAACGTCCGCATTAAAGAATTGGCCCGACGTGCCAACGGACATTACGGCTTGTTGCTATCCGACTTAATAGTCAACGGTGAAACAGGGAAATGCCATGACGGAAAAGCCTTTTTCGCAATCGATCACCCGTATTCAGCGACTAATTCGTATGTGTCTGGTAGCCAGTCAAACCTGAAACAGTGGGACGTATTGACCACCACGGCGCCGACAAACAGCGAATTCCAGTCGGCAGCTATGCGAGCTGTTGAAACAATTCTTGGCATGAAAGACGAAGCAGGCGAGCCCGTCAACTCAAGCGCGAAGAAGTTTCTGGTCATGGTGCCTTCGCACTTTATGAAGATAGCCGGTGCTGCTTTGGGCGAGGAAGTGGTAGATGGCTCGACAAACTCAATCCAGGCCTGCGCTAACCTGGCAGGATTTGAAATTGGCCTAGCAATTAATCCACGGCTAAACGCCTGGACAACAAAATTTGCTGTATTCAGGGCTGATGGCGACATAACGCCATTTATACGCCAAGAAGAGGAAGGTGTCAAAGTCGACGCGCTGGCTGAAGGTAGCGAGCATGAATTCAAAGAAGATACTCACTTGTACGGTGTTTCCGCGTTGCATAATGTGGGATACGCCTCGTATCAGCACGGCTGTTTGATTTCGCTGGTCTGACGCCCATGATGGCAGCCATGAGGCTGTTGTTTTTGATGATTTGTGGCGCGAGCTTCAGGGAATCCCGGAGTTGCGCTGATTATGATTTACGCCAGGCTAAATCGTTCCCCTGGCTAATGACGGTGCAAGGCTCACCTAGATGCAGAATAGCCTACAAACCCGGCGTATGTCGGGTTTTTTGTAATTAGCGGTTGTTTGCGGTGATCCCAACAGCCAGGCGGTAGTGAAGTGTGAAAATCTCACTTCACTTTAGAAACCGCGCGCGTGGGGATCAAGGTTTACAAATCACCACAGAAAACTTGATTTTGTAAACCCTAGTAGTTTTTTACTAGGCCGGATTGCTTGACGAAAACAAAGGGGTCTGACCCCTTTATTCTTTTTGTTTTCAATAGCTTGCGTGTAATATTTTGAACTGCTTTTGTTGCCACCACTTAGTTTTTGTCTTAGTTTGGCTTGACAACCTGGTATTGTTGAACTAGCATTGTGTTGCTTTCGCAAAAAACGAAAGTCGGGATTGGCATCCTGAACACTCACGGCAAAGGGCCGCTGGCCTTTTTTTTTGCTAAAAATCTTAGTATCTCAATATTATGTCGAGGCTAAGTGGGGCAGTCGAAAGACTGGCCGGTCGTGAGTTCGGTATGCCAACCTTGCTTAGTCTCGGCGCTCATGATTGGCATCATGTCGCCGGGTAATTCAAATTACTCACGGAGTTCGACATGAACGACAAATTTCACGATGATGGCACAGCGCCATCACCCACAACCCGCCCACTATACCGCCTAGAAAAGCGCGATATAACCACACGCAGCATGACTATCTTGGCTGATGGACTTTCGTACATCGAGGCATATGCGATTTGCGATCGAATACCTGGGTTACACGTTCGCCGGTCTTCATTCATTAAAATGGGGGGTGCGCAATGAGCCCCTTCAAGCACAAACGGATTGTCGCCTACTACCGGCTTGAGGCATTTTACGATGGCCAGTGGTTATTTCTCGGAGCATTCACTTGGTCAGATGCGGTCCATATTCAGGAGATCGTACCGCGCGTTTCGATTCGGTTTTCTCATCGGCTGGAGGTGCAATCATGAGCGCCGCTACCAAACCTAGCCAGCAAAAAACCAATGTTCAGTGCTTCTTCAAAGTGATCAGTCCCACTCAGCACGGCTGGCAAGTACTGGATGATCATCTGGCCTATGATCAGGCAGAAATCCTGGCGGAAGAAAATTCCGGTTCGTTCGTCAGGTTCAGCAGCTATTCTGTTCAGCGGATCGGGACCAGGCTGCCAGAAGAGCAACAAGAACTGAGCGCTGAAAACTCGCATGTAGTGCCAGTATTTGACGTGCTTGAGGTGACTGAGTTTGCCATAGAAACTATCGGCTCCGGCCTTGAGTACTCGGAAGCTTTGCACCTGCAAGAAAGCCGGAGAGTTGCGGTGGTCCAGGCTGCTGGATATAGGCGTGTGCCGCTGGCTCGTGATCAAGTTGAGTACCAGAAGCCGCGAGAAAAAGCGGCCGTCTATAACCGTGCGGAAGCAATAACTTTTAGGCTTTTTTTGATGCCGCTGGCAACCGTGATACTACTGGCTGTGCTGGTTACCCTGAAAAAATTGGGGGTTTTATGAGCTTTCAAATTAATCCACCCCGCAAAGTTTCAATGTCCGAGCTTATCAAACAGCGTGACCAGGCGCGCGGGTTAGCGCCGATTCCGCTGGAAGCCGAACTACTACTGAAACGTGTTAAGGACGGCGGTTTTTCTGGCGAGTTCCTCGGTGATGCTTTTCTTAGTGCCTATCGAAAGGACTGGCAATTTCATTATGCTCTTTTCGATCTTATCAAGCTGGATGCTGAAGCTTTCCGGCTGTTTCATCAAATCTTGCATATACGGCACGTTCCAGGCTGGAGTGATGACGCACTTTATCAAATCGAACAACAGATACTTGCTGTATTGATGGATGGGTGAGTCATGAGCATCGACCCCGAAGCCCTGGCAAGACACGAACAGCTGATATTTGAAAAACTGAAAAGTGAATCTCAATTGAAAGCCAAAGCAGCAAAGCCTGTCCAGGTAGCACAACAAGCAAACAAACCTTTTTCACTGGCCGCTTTTTCATTAACCGGACGATCAGAAAAAATGAAAGCAAAACTACTGGATGAAAAGCACGTTTTGAAAGACCTTGTAGTGTTAGGCGAGTTTGCTTCGGTTTATGCACCACCAAACGCAGGTAAAACATTGCTTGTTCTTTGGCAGCTTGTCGAAGCAATTCGGGATGGCGTGATCAGTGGAGATGCTGTTTTTTACATCAATGCCGATGATAATTTCAGTGGCTTGACCTTCAAAACCATCATGGCAGAAGAACACGGTTTTCACATGTTATCACCAGGGCATCGAGGCTTTGATGCCAAGTCATTAGCCGTCTACTTGAAGCAAATGATAGCAAGTGGGACGGCTTACGGATCGGTTATTGTGCTGGATACCATGAAGAAGTTCACGCGCACCATGGACAAAGAAACCTCGGCTGATTTTATGGTCAGATGCAGAGAATTTGTTACCAATGGCGGCACTATTATTGCTCTTGGTCATGTCAACAAGAACCGAGATGCCGAAGGCAAGCTTGTTTATGCTGGAACAACCGATATTGTTGACGATGGCGATTGCACATTTATGCTCGAAAAAATCAACGAAACCGGAACCACAAGAACCGTGCTGTTTGAGAATATAAAAATGCGCGGGAATGTTGCCAGAGAATTAGCGTTCAGCTACTCGATTGCAGACGCTGCAAGTTATCAACAGCGGTTTGACTCGGTTAGTAGAATGACTAAAGAAGATTTGGCCGCGGCAACGAAAAGAATTGAGACAGAAGTCCAGCTAAGTCGAGATCAATATGTCATTAATGCCATAACCGAGGCAATTCGTGTCGGCCATGCTGTAAAAGGCGAGCTGGTTAAATACGTGCAGCAAGAGACCGCGATGTCTAGGCGACCTGTAATAGCCGCTCTTGATCGATACCAGGGGGTTAAATGGGTATCCGAAACAAAAAGCCACGGCGCCAAGCTATACACCTTGATCACACGCCAAGCGACAGTGCGGGAGTCCCGTGATGCAAAAAAAGGAAAGTTCCATTAGGTTTCCAGCATGGGGGGGTATCTGGAAATCTGGAAATCTGGAAATCTGGCGAACTAAGGCCAGTTTTACACCCTGAGTGGGAAACTGGAAACCTGACGAATGCTAGCAACGACGCGGTATGTAGAGGCCATGTTAATGCAGAAATATCCAGGTTTCCAGTTTTCCAGTTTCCCAGACCACGGTAAGTCTTGGAAAACTGAGTTCAGCTTACTACTTAAAAAAAACAATTTTGGAGAACAAAAAATGAAAAAGATTATTGATGGCAAAAGTTATAACACCGACACCGCAACTCGTATCGGCCACTGGTGGAACGGGTTGAGCCGTTCTGATTTCAGGTATCTCGAAGAAGAGCTTTTTTTAACCAAAAAAGGCGCTTGGTTTATTGCCGGTTATGGCGGTGCTATGACTGGTTGGGGAGAGTCTTGTGATGGTAATGCTCGATGTGGTGGAGACGGAATAAAAGTGTTGACCGAAATAGAAGCGCGCCAGTGGTGCGAAACGCATGACATAGACGCCGATATTATCGAAAAACATTTCATGGTCGATGAGGCCTGATTCAACCCAACCAAAAAAGCCGGGTAACACCGGCTTTTTTTGGTCTGACTGCACTTACGGTTCACTTACAGGCTTTAGGATATTTGTTTTATGGTCTGTAGGTGGCGCCCCGAGGCGGATTTGAACCACCGGCCTGTCCCTTAGGAGAGGTATCCATAAGCCTTAAAAATCAATGCGTCAATCGGTAACTCAATGATAACTAATTAATTACTGTAAACCTATGTAAATCATAATAAGCCCGTGTTAACATATTCTGCACTTACAGTTCACTTACAGGCGATCTTATGCAGATTACGCAAAAGTTAGTACAGAGTACCAAGCCTAAAGAAAGCCCTTTTGAAATACGAGATTCCAGTCTTAAGGGTTTTATCCTCAGGGTTCAGCCTTCCGGGTCCATGTCGTTTATCTGCGAATATACCCGCGGAAAACGTGTCACGATTGGCAAGGCGAACATCATCACATTAACTCAGGCAAAAAACAAAGCCCGGGAACTGTTAGGCCGCCATGCTTCGGGGGAAGATATAGCAGCAGAGCGGAAAAAGCCTAAAACCTTTGCTGACTTCGTTAATGAAGATTATAGCCTTTGGGCATTGGCTAACATGCGCACCGGTAAAAAGCGTGTCTATGAATTGAAACTCTATTTTGGGTTTTTGTTTGATTCACGGATGGACGCTATCAAACCGTATCAAATAGAAAAATGGCGGCTGGCTGAACGTGAGAGAGGCAGCACGTTTTCAACTATACGACGAAACGAAACCACTTTGAAGGCGGCGCTGAATAAAGCTGTCGAGTGGGGTTTTATTGCGGCAAATCCATTGACCGGCTTAAGGCCGGTTAAGGTCGAAGATAATCGAATTGTTGCCTATCTGGATGGCGATCAGGAACGCAGATTGTTAAAAGCAATTCATGACCGTGAGGAGCGTATTAAATCCGGTAGGGAATCCGCTAACGATTGGCGAAAAACACGCCATTATGACGTAAAGCCCAGCATCACAGGTTTTGCAGACCACCTTAGACCCATGGTTATTGTCTCATTGAATACCGGCTTAAGACGCGGCGAATTACTCTCCTTAAAGTGGTCTGAGGTCGATTTTAGCAACAGGGTATTGACCGTAACCGGCAATAACGCGAAAAGCGGTCATGGTCGGCATATTCCCATGAATAAACACGTAGTCGAAACGTTGGAGCAATGGCGCTTGCAAGCAGCTGGCGCTTATGTGTTCCCTGCCCTCGATGGGGGCAAATTATGTGATATGCCCAAGAAGCCTTGGGCTGCTGTTCTTAAGGAAGCTGATATTACTGCGTTTCGATGGCATGACATGAGGCATCACTTTGCCAGCAAGTTGGTGATGGCTGGCATTGATCTTAATACCGTCCGTGAGCTGTTGGGGCACTCCGATTCAAAAATGACGCTGCGCTATGCGCACCTGTCTCCGGAACATAAAGCCGCTGCGGTTAAGGCGCTGGAGAGCGACGATGGACGATGATGCAAAGCTAAATTATATCGTTCATATACTGCGTTCTAAGCCTGAATTACTTGACGGTATTGTAGAGAAGCTTACGCCTGAATTAACTGATGACGAGGCGAACGAGCTATCCAAGAATATGATATCAGCCGTACGGATGCAGTCGAACCAGGAACGCAAATTTAATGATCCCGCTAACGCCGAGCGGGGCGAAACGCTTTTGAATGCGATAAGTTATGCATGTACGCATAATTGGCAGTTGCCCTGGTGGGTGCGGCGCGAGTTTAGGGATAGGTTCTGGCTGTATCAGGATTATAAGGCAGACAACCTTGAAGATGCCTTTCAAACAGAAAAACGGAAGCATATACCGCAAAAAGAACTAATCCGGCGTATAGAGGCAAGTGTTTGCATTGATATACACAGGCTACGGCACGCTGGCCGTGGATACGATAGAAACCTGTGCGAGGAAGTTGGAGAAAAATACGGCGTTAGCGGAAGCACGGTCGAACGCATTATTAAAAATACCGTCATGATGATCCCAAAAAAAAACCACTACCACAAAGTCATAAAAAAGTAAAACCCAGAAGAAGCGAACTTTTGGGGATTACTCCGCAAGTGAGCCCTCATACCATGTACCCACTGTTAAAACAAAAGAGGGTATATAACCATGAGGCAAAAGAAAGAAATACCAGTTAGGCAAGCGCTGGCCATAACGGAAGTTATGGAACTGCTGCAAGTATCCAGGCCAAGCGTATATAAGCTTATCCACACAAATAAACTCGCAACCTACCGCATTGGTTCGCGGCGGTTTGTAACGGTCCGTGCGCTGGAAGACTGCATCAAGCGTCTTGAGCAGGAGGCATCTATATCAACGTTCAAAAAAGCTGAGGTTGCGGTTGATGGTGCCAAATCCCAGGGCGGGGTGCATTGACGGTGGAAAATCAAAGGCTCAAGTATGCGCAAGCGTATTTAAAAATAGGGTGGGCGGTTCTGCCTTGCCACTGGATCACGGAAAAGGGCGCTTGCAGTTGCAGGGATTCTGGTTGCAAGTCGCCGGGCAAGCATCCGCTAACCAAAAATGGCGTTAATGACGCCACCAAGGACCTGTCGATTGTGAGCGAATGGCTCCACAGGTGGCCTCAGGCAAATATTGGAGTGGCTACCGGCGCGGTGTCTGGAATTCTTGTTCTTGACGTGGATAAAAAAAGCGGCGGGTTTGATTCGTTAGACAAAATCATATCGGAAAACGGCCCTATTCCTGACGATATTTTGGCTGTGTCCGGGTCAGGTGGCCGTCATTACGTTTTTAAATATCCCGGGAAATGTGGGCGGACAACAACCCACTTATGGCCGGGAATCGATGTTCGCGGTGATCGCGGGTACGTAGTCGTCGAGCCGTCAAATCATATTAGCGGTGGTGTGTATTTTTGGGACGCTGAGGCGAGCCCACTGGACGGTGTGTTATCATATCCGGATACGCCGCCTTGGTTAATTGCTAAGCTTAGCGCAAAATCACCAGGAGCCGCTAAAGGTCCACCTGCTGACAAGGTCTTGTCTGCCCAAGAATTCGCCCGGATACGGTCGGCCTTGTTCTGTATTCCTGATTTCGAAGGCTATCAGCAATGGGTACTGACTGGTATGGAGCTAGAATCTAGCGGCGCTGATGCGCAAGCGTTCGCCCTGTGGTGCGAATGGGCTAGTCAGTCTGAAAAGTTCGACTTGAAAGAACATAGGAAAAAATGGAAATCCTTCAATGGTAGCGGTCGTGGGTTGGGATCGTTGTTCCGCAAGGCACAACAGCACGGGTGGATTGATCCAAAACCAGCGGGGCCACAGGTGCCGCTGGTGCCGCCTTTGTCGGATCATGTGGATAGCTTGGCTAAGCTTAGGTGTTCTCGTGAAGATATCGAAAAGTTGATAAATGGGACAGTCGACTTTGACCAATTGACTTGTGATTTGCCGCTTAAAATTTCAGCAGCAGGATTACCAAGGCCAGCGGTTGAATCATTGCTGAAAACAATTGCTAAAAAGGCCTCGGTTCCTAAATCAGCATTACTTGATGTAATCAGAAGCAACTCGCTTAACACGTTTGAGTATCGTGATGCAAACAATGGAGGTCGGTTCAAGGTTCCAGAACTACCCGGCACAGATGCAAGAGACGGTACTAAAACTACAAGGCCGTTGAGCGAATTAGGGAACGCGCGGCGGTTGTATGACATATACAGAGATACGATTAAATACGTGTATGAAATCAAGTCTTTTTTGGTATGGCGTGACGATTGTTGGACTTGGGACATTGACACGGCTTGCGTGCGTGGTTGTGCCGCAAAACTACCCGCCGTGATTTATCGAGAAGGTGGCAGTTATTTAAGAGATGCCGAGGCGTTTGCCGAGTGGTCGCGCAAATCGCAAAAAGAGAGAACCATTAAAGCCGCTGTATCTTTGTTTCAAGATATAGAGCAAGTTCGGATGTCGGTTGGATTAGTTGATAGCGATCCTTTCATAGTCGGAGCAAATAAAGGTAAACATGTCGTTGAGTTAAAAACAGGATGTTTTAGGCCCGCTAAAAAGGACGATTTTGTTACAAAGTCATTGGCTGTAGATTTTTTGGGCGAGTCGAAGAAAGCGACTAGATGGCTAAGTTTTTTATCTGAAATATTCGAGAAGGATGAGGAGCTTATCGACTGGTTAAAACGATGGTGTGGGTACTTGTTGACTGGTTCTGTTAGGGAGCAGGTTTTTGTTTTCGGCTACGGGCTGGGCTCGAATGGAAAAAGCGTTTTTTCCTCGATATTGCAATTCATACTCAATGATTACTCGCGTGCAATTCCCAAGGAAGTTTTTGTTGCCAATAAAAAAACCGCCGGTAGCGCTAGCCCAGACCTGGCGGCGCTGATGGGCGCCCGTTTGGGGGTCGGTTCAGAAACGGAGGACGGGGAAGCATTGGCAGAATCGGGTATTAAGCAAATGACCGGCGGTGAAAAAATCCCTGCACGTAAACTCTATTGCGATCCGTTCGAGTTCATGCCGCAATTCAAGTTAATGATAATTGGCAACCACCGCCCGATTATCAAAGGAACTGATGAAGGTATCTGGCGGCGTGTCAGAATGGTCCCCTTTAGAAAAGCTTTCGAGAAGGATGAAATTGATTACGAATTAACTGCGAAACTCAAGCTAGAAGCGCCGCATATTGTCGCCTGGATGGTCGAGGGCTGTTTAGATTGGCAAGTTAAAGGGTTATCCGCCATACCGGCGGCCATAAAGGATGCAACTGAATCATACCGTGCTGAGCAGGACTTGGTTGGCGATTGGATATCTGAAAAATGCACCACGGGGGCAAATGAAGAGGCAACTATCGGCGATTTGTATGCGAGTTACAAAGGGTGGTGTTTGGATAATGGCGTGAGGCCAGCCATTAGTAAATCGTTAGGGCGCAAATTGGGCGACCGTGGCTTTGCGAGCAAGCGGTCCAACGGTGTTACCACTTGGCGAGGACTACGTGTTAATTCTCAGAATCCGCCACCTAGTCCATATGAATATTAATAGCAAAAACCGTACCAGTGCATCAAGTGCATCAAAACAGCGTTTTTATAAAACTATTTCATATGCGCACGCGAAGAAGACTTTTATAAAAAAGGCAAAATGATGCACTTGATGCACTGATTTTTTTAAATTTCATTGTCAAATTATCGCAACTTATTGATATTAATATATTTTTTAAAAAGGTGAAAAATGAAGAATGAAAACAATACTTCCAGCACAGTCACTCTGCTGATGCCGGGTGCGCAGAAAGACGAAGCTTTCTGTGCTTTGGTGGCCGGTATGGCGCAGGTGTTTAGCAGAGTTAATCTAAGCACCTGCCTAGACACGAGCTCCTGGAGCGGTCTGTCGAAAGGAATACCAATAGCGCTTGTTGATGGCCTCGATGATGGCGGTGATTGCGGATTAGTGCTGCGGGAGCCTGACCTGACATACTCGATTAATCGTGTCCGTGGCAACATGATCGACAAAGCAAAGTTCCTGATGAGTGGCGCATATTACGTGACAATACCGGTGGTCGATGGTTATGTTGTCGCGGTAGTTGGTAGCCCGCTGTCGGCAATATTTTC